TGTAGGTGCCGCTGGTCTGCGCCGAGCTGCTGATGGTCGCCGCCGTGCCGCCCGCCGTGTAGCCGTTGCCGGCAGAGATGTCGGTCAGGTTCGCCTTGACGCTATTGGTGGCGACCGGCGCCGTATTGGTCAGCATGACCTTCAGGCTATCGGCGCCGAGATTGTGCACTTTCTCGGCCAAAGCCTCGACAAAGCTCTGGAATTTGTTGAAAGCAGCCATGATGAGCCCCTGTTGTCAGGCAGTATAACTTCGCGATGTCGGGTAATCAGCCGATCAGGCGGCAAGCGCCTGCAGGGCCGCGTCGGAGACGGCGGCGGGATAGACGACCTGCCGGCGCCAGCGGGCTGCGCAATAGGCGAGCGTGCCGGCGAGGTTCTGGCTCATCGCCGCCTGGGTCAGGCCCGACGGCAGGGCCGCGCCGGTATCGGTCGTGGCCGGGGCAATGACGCCGCCGACCGCCAGGGCATTGCGCCCGCGGCCAAGCCGGATGGCGACGCTCGCTTCCGTGCCGGCGGCAAGCAGCGCGGCGGCGGTCGCCTGATAGATCGTGGTCCCGCCGGAGACGACCGTCAGCGTGACGGCGCCGGACGCCACCGTGACGGTGACGCGGTTATCGGTCGTGCCGTCGTCGGCCTGCCAGATCGTGCCGGAAGCGATCTGATGCGGGGTCAGCACCAGGACCAGCGTGAAGGCGCGGCGCTGCACCAAAGCCAGCGCCTTCGCAGCTGCCGTCGCAGTCTCGATCGCCCGGGTCACGGTCGTTGTGACGGTGTCGATCGGCATCGACGGCCCGGGGCCGAGATGGACATGGGCGCCCCAGACATAGACGCCCGACGTGCCATCGCCCGCGAAGGCGCGGTTGGCGAACAGCGGCGCATTCGCAACGATGATCGAGGCGTCATAGACTCCGCCGTCGGCGTCCGAATCATTCTCGATCCGCGGCCAGACCCAGCCATTGCCGAGGGCATCGATTGCCGCGGCGACGTTCGAACCGCTTGTGTCCGTGATGGTCGCGGTCTGCAGGTCGAACACCGCCCATCGCGTCGCCGCGAAGCCGCTGCTTTCCAACACCAGCGCCACATAGCGGTAGCCGGCGGCCTTGAAGAAGTGCTCGAAAACATGCCGGCTCGACACCGCGCCGGTGAAGGTGCGGTAGAGATAATGCGCACCCGAGGCGGTCGAGGGCACGACCAGGTCGGCGTTGGAGGTTCCGTCCGGACCGGTCGCCGCATTGGCCGTGACGGTGACGTTGTTCGGCGATGCCAGCGTCGACCAGATATTGGCCTGCGACGCCCGGGTCATCAGATTGGTGCCTGCCGGCTCCAGGAGCAGGCGCCGGCCGCCGCGCAAGTAGTCGAAGCGCGGCGCATCCGCGGTGATGTCGGTGCCGATGCCGAGCGCGGCCGTGACATAGGTGCGCGCCGTGCCGGTCGAGGCGGCCGACAGCGCAATCACGTCGGCGAAAGCGGCATCGGCAAGGGTCGCGACCGCGGCAGGATGCGCGGTTGGCAGGGCGGCAGCGGCAGCAGACGGCACCGCATAAAGATTTTGATCGTAGAGCGCCAGCAGGGCCGGCCGCGTGCCATCAGACGCCCGCCAGGCCTCGTCTGCCCACCAGGGCGAGGCCGTCGACAACGCAATCGACGCATAACGGCGGATGACCGGGTCGGGCACCTCGACCAGAGACAACGCGGCGCCCTCCATTGAGGCGGCGACCGTTAGCGGGCTGCCGCCGCCCGGCGCCAGTCGCACTGCCAGCGTCGGCCGCAAGGTCGCCAGCGTTCCAGCCGGTGCGGCAGCGCGCAGAGCCGGCCAGATGCGCACGGTGGCGAGCGCCTCTGAAACCGTCGCGACCTGCACTGTGTAAAGCCCAAACTGGCCGACCAGGCCGAACACGGTGCCGCGGTCGCAGTGCCCGCCCCAGCGCGCGACATCGAGCACCAGCTCGACCGCGCCCTCCGCGGCATCGGCCGCCAGCATGGCCATCGGCGGCGCGCGCCGCCAGTTGCGCCCGTCCGCCCAAGACCGTCCGTCCGCCCAGGGCCAGCCGGACTGGCGCTCGGTTTCAGTGAGTTCGAACCCGATGCGGTCATTCGACATGCGCGCCGGGTTGCAGAAGGTGAAACGAACCGCATCCGCGCCGCCCGCGAAGGCGGTCAGCAGACCCTGAAAGGCCAGGGCCTCGGCCGACCGCAAGGGCGGAAAGCCGAGCTCGAAGCCGACCAGGCCATGGGGCGACATCACCGTCTGGATGTCCTCCGTCAGCGACGACGACACCCCGATCACCTGCGGCCCGCGCGTCGCCCGGAAACTCTCCCAGCGCAGCCCCTTCGGCCAGTTGTGCAGGAGCATGGCTTTCTCCTTACGCCCGCATGCCGCGCTTCTGGGCGGCTGCGGCACCGGCCTGGCGGGCCACCGCATCACGCAAACTTTTTACCTCGCGCCGCACAGCCATCAACTGCGGGCCGTCGGCATTTGGCGCATAGATGTTGATGTCGCCCATCCGCGTTGAGCCGCCGCCACCGCTCGGAATGATCCGGCCGGCAGACTGCGGAACGAACATTTCCGGCCCGTTCTCGCCGACCCGGTAGGGCTGCCCGGCATTGACCGCACCGCCGCCGGCTCGCCCGAACAGGCCCCCGATCAGCCCGCCACCGAGGCCCGTTCCGGGAGCCCCCAACAACGCGGCAATCAACTGGTTTCCCAAAGCATTCAGGACCGCCGTGCGCAGGCTTGTGAAGGCGTTGCGCAGCGCGTCGACCGTCTTCACCCCGTTGGCCAGATCGTTGAAAAACGACCCGGTCACCGACCCGAGTTCCGAGCGCATCGAGTCAAGCATCTGCTGCGCTTTGTTGACGGCCTCCAGCCGCGTCGCCGCGACGCCGGCCTGATCCGCCAACGCTGTGATCTGCGCCCGGCGCGCGTCGGTCAGGGCGATGCCAGCCTTCAACGCCTCATTGGTCAGTTGCTGCGCGACCTTGACCCGCTCCTGCTCCCCCGCGGACAGGCCGACAAGATTGACCTCCTGCTGCAGGTCTCGAATGCGGTCGCGGGTGCTGACGATGGCGTTGCCGAAGGCCACTTCCGCTTTCAGGCGGCCATAGGCCGAGGCGAGTTGGTCAATCTGCTGACGGTACTCGCCCGTAAGCGGGATGTTCTTTTCCTTTGCGCTGATCTCCAGTTCGGCGACCAGCCGCGCCTTTTCGCGCTCGGCCGTCGTCTTGGACAGCGTCGCCGCCTCAGCCTGCAAGGCCGCATTAGATTTTAGTTGCGCATCAACGGCTTTTTGCCATGCGGCAGTGTCCGGCGGCAGCGGGAAGTCGGTCAGCGAGACCTTGCTGGTGTTGGCCTGAAACGCCTTGTTTCGATTGGCCTCGAATGCGTCATAGGTCGCCTTGTCGGCCGCCGCCTTGGTCAGCCCGTCCTTCAGCGCATCGGAGACGCTCTTTGAAAAGTTCTGTTCGAAAGCGTTGAAGAACCGCATATCCGTGTATCCGGCGCTTGGGAGCGCTGGGGTCGGCTGCGTGTAGTCGGGGAGCGGGTTGCCAAGAGCATCGTACGATGTGGGGAAGGTCTTGGTATCGGTGCTGAACGCGGCTTTTGCCGCATTTCCCACAGCTTCAAACGCCTTTCCTGCCTTGTCGGCACCAGATGCGATTAGGTCGAGCACGTAGATGATTGCGCGAGAAGCTTTCGTTGCCTCGTCGATCGCGCCGGCCGCCTTGATAAACGAATTCTGCATGCGCGTCATGGCATTATCGGTCGTGTCCGTCGTGTCCTTTAGCTTGGCTTGGATCGACGGGAGCCCGGCAAGAAACGCCTGATAGAACGCGGTCGACGAGACCTTCCCGGCCTCGACCAGTTTCCGGAGCGCAGCAACACTGCCGCCGGCCTCTTTCATCCCATTGGCGACCGCTTCCAAGATCGGGCGGGCGCCTTCGTTGACCGAGTTGAACTCCTCAAGACGGACAGTGCCCGCGCCTAGAAGCTGGCTCAGCTGCAGAAGCGCGCCGCTGGCCTCTGTGCTCGACGTGCCCGCGACACGGAGCGCCACCGCAACGCCATCGGTGAACTTGGCGACGGTCTGGGCATTGGTTCCTAGCCCCTTCTGGAGCTGCGCAACGCGACCGTACAGCTTTGCCAGATCGTCCAACGCGACGCCATTGCGCTGCGCCGACGCATAGATGGCATCGAAAGTCGTAGACAGCTCTGCGCCGCTAAGCCCCGCGACCTTCAGACTGTTTTGAATGCGGGTGAAAGTTCCGATGGAGTCGACGAACTCTTTTGCCGAAAACGCGGCAGCCAGAAGCGGCATCGTGCGGGTAGCCAAAGCCGCGACGCCGACGCCAAGGCCTGAAAAACTCTGTTCCATCTTCGTTGTGGCGGCTCGTGCGCTGGCCTGCATGGCGCCCGAGGCCTTCTGGACGACACCGACAGCCTTTGCCATGTCCCGCTCAAACTTGGTGGCCGAGGCCTCCAAGCGCAGCGTCATGACTTCAAGATCGGTCGCCATCAGTGCACCCAGATTGGAGGTTCGTCGATCGAGGCTGAAAGAACCTCGATCTCGCCAACAGTGAGCGGAGCGTCTTCGGAAGGGCTATTCGCCTGCGCATAGCCGTCAGCGCAGCACATGAATTCCCAAATCGACATGTCATCGACCTGGCGCGGATGGAACCCCATCACGCAACCCAACGAGTAGAAGCCGGCGAAGTGGATTAGGCCGCTGCCGTCGTCGGCAGACTCTCCGCCGGCTCGGCTTTTCCCGGCGCGGGCTCCTGATCGGTCCCGTAGATGGCGGCCATCAGAATGAAAAGTGCGAAGGACACGCACTCCCCAAACGGCCGATCGTCCACATACCGACGCACCAGCCCGAGGGCATCGCCCGGAGGCGTGCCGCCGCCGATCAGCCCGAGGCGCATGGTTTCACGCACGTCATCGATGCGCCACGTCCCGCCCTGAAGCCGGGACATGATCTCCATCGGGCCGGCGCTGCACTTATCTTGCAGCTCGCGCAGTTGGCCGATGGCGAGGCGGAACCGCCGCTCGTCACCGGCCCAATCGAAAGAGATCGAGGCGTCACGGCTCATTAGGCAGCCGCCGTCCAAGCAAGCGAAC